CTGACGCTGACGATACGTAGTGTCGGCAGACTGAGTTCCCTGAGCAAACTGTCCCACATCACCAAGATACGAGTTCAACAAACTTTGACCCAAAGCCCTAGTGGCATCAACTTCAGCATTCGACCCACCAATAGCATTCACATAGTTACTAAGGGTTGACTGCGGAATCGGCACGTTATTAGTATTCCACTGGAAAGCGGCCATCGGGTCGACAGTCTGAAGAGCCTGCTGAAGTTGACTACCGGCAGTGTCAATCATGCCGCGTTCCTGACCAAGAATGGTATTGAAATCATTCATCAGGTTACCCCAAATATCATTAGGGTTCTGAGTGCCAGGAGCCTGAGTGCCAGGTGCTTGCGTTGTTGGCGTTTGAGTAGATGGTGTCTTTTGACCGTCACCACTACCAGGATTGTATCCGGGGATATCAGCAGGATTAACCCCATTAGCAACCATCAAACGACCCAAAGCCTGCCAATCAACACCAGACAAATCAATATTGTCATTCAGAATACGCCCATCAGGCATAATGATTTTGCCGCCATACTTCTTTTCATATTCAGTCTTAGGCAACTGGCTGGCGCCAGCCGAACCCGCACCAGTCATGGTAATTCGCTCACGTGCCGGACCCCAAGAAGCACTGCGAGAATTACGTGAACCAGAACTAGAAGAACGGCTACGCCCCATAGAATCAGCCGTACCAGTACGTGACGTAGAAGAAGAACCAGTCGCCGCAGGGGGCGTGGCTCGCGTCACACCCGTCGTAGGGGCGCTAGTTGTAGCACGACGTTCCTGCGTATCAGCGGAACCAGTCCTAGAACCACTGGAAGAAGAACTGGAACATGGCTTGCAAGAACCATTAGAGTTCTTGCCACACTTACAATTCCTAGAACTAGAACTAGATGACGTTGTCGGTGGTTTGGATTGTGCGTTGCGTTCCATTGCGTCTGCTGTAGCCATGATAACTCCTAAGAATAAAGTCCAGTAAACGGCGACCATGCCTTCAGCAGGGCCGCCTCATCGTAAATCTTCTGCGCCTTCTGGCGCGCCAACTCGTCCAAATAGTCCTGTAGACCCTGAGCCGACTGCTGTTCCCCCAATTGTTTGGCGGCCGCCTGCTCGGCCGCAGAACGAGTAATATCTCCTAGCGACCTTTGGTTTTCTGCGGCATACTGAGCCATGGCCCGCCGGAACAAACCCGACCGGCCTAAACCACGACGGGCGAAGCCTGTTACTCGCGGCTCGAAACCCGACTTATATTGACGGTTGACATCCAGCATCGACTCCTGGGAGCGCCGGATAATGTCTGCGATATCGAATTCGTACTGGCGGCGTTCCTTTTCACGGCGTCGTCTAGCCTGCGCCTCCCCCAAATCCCAGTCTGTATTATAGAAATCGCTCATCACCAATAGCCTTTTCGTTCAGTTTAGAATCCTTGTGCTGGGCAAACACTGGTAAAACACCTTAATATTATGGCTAGCCCTATCCTGCCCGTTTGGTTCCAGAAAATGTAAAGTGAACTCCGTTTCAGTCACATCATGTAAATGAAACGGCCCCAAAGTATGTGGAGGATTATTCCCCAAATCCACCTCGGTGACCAGCACGCTTGTGGGCTGGAACCCGCCGTTATGAACAACAACAATTTCCCCGTTAGCATCCGTGGTCCCGGTAGCCTCACCCCAAATGCCGATATGTGTACGCAAATACTCTGTCAATGACTCGAACACGGACCGGGTGGTCCGTGCATCGGGTCCCTGGAACGAGTTAATAATAGGGTTCGTCCAAGTACGACGAATAATATTACTCATATCTTGATGCTCCTCGGACTATACTTATAGGCAACACCATCAATGCTCCACGGCTGACCAGAATTATTCGATACCTTCATTTGAACAGACCGGGCAAAACCCAAACTGATTCCCTTGACCTGAACGGACCCCAACTCTGTTGGGTTCCATCCACCTTGGTCCTGATACTGAATGGCAGTAATGGGAATTTGAAAAGTTTTTACAACATCAATCGGATTGAAGTCATGGAAAATTTCGATGTCCAATGTGACATTGTTTGTTTCGCGTCGACAAATAAAATTTGGTCGACGCCATAACTTATATGAACTGGAGTTGTCGCCTTCAATCCATGGGAAATAGTAGTATGAATCAAAGTTTAATATCGTTCCCGTGAAGTTGTCGGTATGTAGATTCGGGACATCAAAGTCGAATGCGTAAGGCTGATAAGGATGAATCGCACAGTTATGCGTGGTTCCCGCACTGTCTAGATAGTAGACGGGTGAAATGAAACCGTATCCGTCGCCGGTCCGATAAACGGACCAGGCTCCATTATCCACTAGTTCGTTGTAAACGAAAGTGACGGTTGGCGTAGAAGCGCGCACAAACCCGTCGAACTTTCGGTTCGCCTGGTTATATACTACAGTAGACTGATTGTATGTGGCTACGCTACCTTCGGCCACCCCAGAGGGTAAGGAAACAAACACTTTCTTATTAGCGTAACCCATACTGAGCGTGGCCAATGCTTCTTCGTTAATATCGGCATTAGTAATCAGGGAACGCAGATTGGAAAATATGTCCTTAATGCCCACGCCATCATAGAAGTATACGCCTTCTGGATATGAGAAGAAGTAAACCCCTTGGTCCGACAGCACAACAGACTTGGAGTTGGCGGCGCCAACGTTGCGGCTGAGTTCCACCAACTGGAAAGTATCATCCGAATAACCATAAATAGCGAACACGGACCGCGGCTTGAATACCAATAAGAATCCGGAGAATGGCACAATAGCCGTGATTCCAGAACCTCCACCAATCACATCAATATAGTCATCCTCACGCCAAGACTCTGGGAACAACGGATGGCTGAAACGCACACGGTTCGGATAGTTAACATTATCTTCGTTAGTGTTTGCCACCCATAGCCGGTCGGCATGGGTGGTAACATGCTGACATTTAGGGGCATGCGCACCAGTAGGATTGCTTAGGTCATTCTGCCATTCGCCCACACCACTTGCTGTCAACGCAGTCAAACTAGTGACATCCCAACGGCGCGTCTGATAACTATAGCCGCACGAAATATACAAGTTACTAGAGTTGTCATCAGTCCATGAGGCAAACTCTGCCCCGGCCTGAGAGTTAATAGTAATACCCAAATCCGTGAAGTTGCCAGTTGTACTGTAGAATACTTTGTCGCTGGTCGACAACATCAGATATTTGCCCTGTTCGGCAAACCATGGGAACAATCGTTGAGGTGTCCAGTTCGCTGTAGTATACGAGCCGATACTGGTGGTGTTTCTGCGCAAACATCCAAGGCGGCGTTGAATGCCGCCCTTGGGATTGATGTCCACATTCAGCATGTCCACGGACTCGTTGTTTTCCAACTGGAGAACGTTTGCCTGAAGGTTCAGGCCGCCCGTAAAATCATCTACCTCAACGACCCGAATCATACTGCGCTAGTCCAATCCGTTCCCTTCCAACGGCGAATAGCGCGACCACCGGCCAGCACAACAGGAGAATAAGATTCGGGACGCATCAAATCACGACGCACCAAACTGATAGCATCAGCGAAGGTGCGTTCATATTCCTGCGCCATACCCACTTCTTCTTGCCACGCATAAACACGAGCAACAACATAATAAATCATAGGCAAATCAAAACCAGCCGGACCATCAGGTTCTGTACCGGCGGTCACCCAATCGTCAGGATACCTATAGGCGCGAACCGTCAACTCATAGTTTTCGGTCGGCTTAGGGAATAAATGAATTTGCCCATTCCAAAACGAAAAGAATGTCGGTCTACCGACCGGCGTTTCAACAGCCAAGAACTGTGTCTCAGCCTCATCGTAATCGATATACGACAGGCGGAGCGAGTTGTCCTTCACTAAACTGATAACCTCACGGATATCGTCATTGGTAAAATCGTTAATCGTATAGGCTTGCTGTCCGGCGGTACACGTCAAAGTGAACGTCACTTCTAGGAACGGCCATCGCCGTTCCAAATCAACAACACGATTATATCCGTCACGTAAGAACAATTCCAGCAACGAATCCGGAATGTCATCTTCTTCCAGTTCTGTAATTGTTCTTACGGCATCAAGAATATCAGCCTTGCTTTGACGCACCTGTGCCATTAGTTATCTCCGAACTATCCGACTTTGACCTGAGATGACCGACACAAAACTCGGTACCCTTGGAACGAGCCGCGTTACAAGTATCATCATTCGCTGAACACTTGTTACCACGACCAATGAAAGGCGCCGAAGGTGCCGCAATACGAGCAGACGCCGTAGGCGCCAAACGAGAACCACCATAAGGTGTCCCATGATATGCGTATGCGGGAACTGCGCCAGCAGGATTAGCCATCAGAATCTAACCGTACGTCCAGAGCCGCCACCCTGCTTACCTTTGGCGGTAACCTTCTTGACCGACTGGCCACCACGAGCAACCGGGGCAGTGGAAGGACCACGAGTAATAGCCCTGGCTGTACCGGTGCCAGCAGTAGAACCACGAGACACACTAGAAGGGCGCGAATTACTGCGGTCAGGAGCGCGCACCACAGACTCGTTGCCCGTAGTACGACCAGGAGTCGAAGGCGCCAAATAAGTATTTACCGCATTTGTAATAGCACTAATCAAACCACTAGCATTAAATCCGCCCGGGTCAGCACTGGAAACAACACCAGCAACACGCGAACGAACACCAGTGGAACGGGTTCGTTGAGCCGGAGTGCGTCCCAATGAACCTTCAACGCGACGACCGGTGGTACCAGGACCAGTACCAAGGTTAACATCGTAACGGCGAGAACCGGACGACGAAGATGAACCAGTTGAACCAGTCCGAACATTAGCGCCAGAACGACCAGTTGTGGTTGAACGAGTGCTACTTCCTGGCTTGAATGCTTTAGATGCCATTATATTCTCCTAAATCAGTAAGGTGTAATGCGACTGCTACGAGCGCGCTTGCTTCGCGCGGCACGAGCAAAATCGTTGGCGGCCTTGGATGCGTTGCGCTTACGGTTGGCCGCAGATGAAGAACCGGACGCAGAACGCGGACGGTTTGCAATTTTCTTGGCGGCAGAACCACGAAGAACCAAATCACTAATTTTCCCGTCAGCACTAAGGCCGGTGGCAGGGTCAAAAAATGGTTTGCCCACACCAGTGGGCGGCTTGCGTCCGGGAGTGCGCGTCTTGCCAACCGGAGGCATACGGCGTGGGGTGCGATATTGCCCGGTTGATTCATCAAAGTTCTTGCTTCCGCCAGCATAATAAGCCATATTATCGCCCGGAGGACGCTTGTCTACCTTCGGCTTACGCCCAGGAGCAACACGCTTGTAGGATGCCATTACTTCTTTTTTATCTGTGTAAGTGCAGTTT